CGACGCCTGCAGCTGCACCTGCTGCTGCATATGTGGCTCCTTTTATAGCTGGGCTTGCAAGTTGGTCTGCATTTAGGTTTGCAGAATTTGGATTTCTTTTCGTTTCAAACAATACTTTATTCTCATTAAATTTAGATTTACCTCTAATGTTAATGTTAAAAAGGACGTAATGTTGAAGATTATCTGCAGTCTGTAAATCGGACGGGTACTGAGTAACGTTTACGTTAAACTTGTTTTTGTCAAGTTTTGTACCGGATAATGCAGAAGACTCTTGCTTATATCTATCCAGATATTCTTTTTTTATATCTGCTGCCATTGTTTTTCCATAAATAGTTGGATTATATTATTATTTATCCCGTTATGTACAAAGCAACTTACAAAGGCCGTTATAGGGTCATTAACCCCTCCAAGTATAGAGGTGACATTCATGATGTCATATATCGATCATCTTGGGAGTTAAAATTTATGAAATGGTGTGATACAAACTCATCGGTATTAGAATGGGGTTCCGAGACTATGATTATACCTTATAAGTCACCAGTAGATAGTAAAGTGCATCGTTATTTTGTAGATTTCTATATTAGAGTTAAAGATAGACACGGCTCTATTACCAAATATTTAGTAGAGATAAAACCAGAAAAATTTACTAAACCCCCTAGTATTCCTAAACGTCAAACCAAAAGATTTATTGATGAGGTGTTTCAGTACGGGGTAAACCAATCCAAATGGAAAGCGGCTAACGAGTATTGTGTCGATAGAGGTATGAAATTCTTAGTTTTAACAGAAAAAGACCTCGGGTTATAACCGATAAATATAATTATGGTAACTGCCGTTAACCCTTTTAAAGATATTAGAATGAAAGCGGGTGATGTAGATCGCTCTCTTAACTGGTATCAGGTTCAAATGAAGAACCTTAAAAACATCAGACCTAATCAGTTGATGGCGAATACACCTGAATTGACAACTACTATTATGCCTGGTAACATGTATATGTTCTTTTATGATGCTAAATTAAAAGATATATTACCTTATTGGGATAAGTTTCCTTTAGTTCTACCTTTCAGAAGAGTACAGGGTGGCTTTTACGGTCTAAATTTACATTATATTCCATACCCAGTTAGGTTTAAATTATTAGCTGCTATGCACGATTTAGCCTATGATGGCACGGTTACAGAAAATACAAGGCTCCAATTAAATTGGAGAATATTGAATGCTTCAACTAGATATGCTCCTATTAAGGCTTGTGTTAAACACTACCTTTACGATCAGCTTCAATCTAGATTCTTGAAAATACATTACCCCGATTGGGTTACTGCCTCCCAGCTTCCAGTTGAGAGGTTTGTTGGAGCTAACAAACAAGAGGTCTGGAGAGATTCCAGGAAAAAATATTAATGGGAAAAGCTAATTTTAATTTAAGTCAATTCTTGTCTCAGGCAAGAAAAGATAGCTTTGCAAGAGTAAATAGATTTGAAGTGTTTATATACTCACCACCTGCTCAAAGAAATAATAGAGATTCAGTATCGGTTAGTATGTACTGTGAAATGGCAAGTCTACCCCCGGTTAATATATCTACCAAATCATTTAAAATATTTGGACCAACATATCAAAGACCTTATGCAGCAGAATATGGTGGTGAGGGTATAGCACTTACTTTTCACGTCGATAGAGATATGAATGTTAAAAAGTTTTTTGATGAGTGGACATCAAAAGTGGTTGACCCAGATACCGGGCTTGTAGGGTATCAAGAAGAATACATTTCAACTATTAGATTAAGACAACTTGACGAGCAAGATAATATAACTTATGAAATAGAGTTATTAGAAGCATTTCCAAGAAGTGTTAATTTATTAGAACTAAACAATGCAGCTATAAGTCAAACCCATCGTCTTAACGTTTTATTTGCATATCGGACTTGGAGAGATATAGATCGAAATTTTGAAACAACACCGATAGATATTCCAAGACAAAGACAGGTACCAGAAATACCTGTTCAAGATACAAGACTTACTAATGTGCTACCTACCGGGCAGTATGAACCTGGTACAACAAATCAAGATAGTGCTTTTGGAATAAACGGGCTATCTGGTTAATTTAAAATGAGGATATAAAATGGCTTTACCAAGATTAGATACACCGACTTATGAATTGATTTTACCATCGACTGGCGCTAAAGTAAAATTTAGACCTTTCTTAGTTAAAGAACATAAGATTCTTTTAACTATGGCTGAAGCAGAGGATAGCGAGATTGGAAGGATTGTACGTGAGTTAGTTGATGTATGTACATTTAAAACTCTTAGTGTAGATTCTCTACCACATTTTGATATTGAATATATTTTTATGCAACTTAGAGCTAAGTCTATAAGTGAAGTTGTAGAGGTGATTGTAAATTGCGAATGCGGTAATAAAATTGAAACATCTTTTAATCTTGAAAATTTAAAAATAGAAAGACCAGAAGGTCACTCTAATAAAATTATGATTAATGATGATGTGGGGGTGGAATTAAAATACCCTAGCATAGATGATGTAATTGCTGTTTTTTCAGAAAAGAATTCAGACGATATATTTCAATTAGTTATAAGTAGTATTAATGCCATTTATAATTCAGAAGAATATTGGAATACTAAAGATCAAACAAAAGAAGAGATAGAAGAGTTTATTTACTCTTTAACAAAAGAACAATTTAGTAAATTAGAAGTTTTCTTTACTTCTTCTCCAAAGATTGTACAATCGATTGAATGTGACTGCCCTCAGTGTAATAAGCATAATGTTTCTAGACTAGAAGGATTACAGAATTTTTTCGTATAACCCTTTCCTCGGATAATTTAGCTAATTACTTTACGCTAAATTTTTCGTTAATGCAACACCATAAGTATAGTTTAAGTGAGATTGAGAATATGGTGCCGTGGGAGAGGGAGATATATGTTTCGTTATTAATAGATTATATTAAACAAGAAAACGAAAAGCTTAGAATGCTTAAACAAAATGCGAGGAACACGTAATGTTTGGAAAAAATAAAACAGAAAAAAAAGTGGAAATTAAAAAAGACGAAGATTGGATGACTAAAAAGTGGCGACCAATGATGGCAATGATGTATATGGCATGCTGCCTTGCAGACTTTTTCTTATTTCCTATTATGTTTACAATCGTTCAGTTCTGGGAAACAGCTGTACAAAACGATGCATTTAGACAATGGGTACCTATTACATTGCAAGGTGGTGGTTTATTTCACGTAGCCATGGGTGCTGTTTTAGGTGTTACAGCTTACGGTCGTACACAAGAAAAATTAGGTGGTGCTACTAATGTCTCAACCAGTTTACCAGATAGCGGGGTTCCAACACCTAGCCTATCTTCATCAGTGCCGACATTCACCGGAAGTAGCTTCCCAACACCCGCACCCGCTGCATCAGCAGGTTTTGCATCAGCACCAGCAACCGGTTTTGCGGCAGATTCAACTCCAAGCTCTAGTTCTACACCAACAGCGCCTGGTGGAAGAAGACCAGTAACTCCAGGTTTTAACGTATAATGGCTGAAAAAACCAAGACCGAGTCCGTTGTGCAACCAGCTTCAGTAGCTGGTAAGGTCATCAATGAAAGATTATCAACCCAGCTTGCTGGGGCACAAACAACTTTTTCTTTATTATTAGATGAAATTAAAACTAATAATAAAATTAGTAATGGATTAACTCTTGGTCAGTTAAAATTTGAGAAAGATATTGATAAAGAAGCTGTTAAGGGTGAGCAACAACTTAATAAAGTGATTGAGGGACTTAAAGCAATTAATGATACTCTAAAGGTTATTAAAAAATCTTCTACGGGAGGAGACATATCTGGTTCGAATATAACGGGTAAAGATTCTTCTATATCCAAAGGATTACCTGGTAAAGCAGAAAATATAACCTTTACTGAAGGTCTTAAATCGCTTGTTGGTGGTGCAAAGAATATAGGTAATAAGTTTATGAATGCTGGCGGCAATGTCGTCGGAGCAGTGACTGATGCTATTACTGATCCTGGAGCTGCAATTAAAAAAGCTTACGGTAGTGCTAAGGATGTTGTAAAAGGTACTCTAGGTACTGCTAAAGATATTTTAAGTACAAAGGCTGATTATTCTGTAGAACAAGAGCGCTTTGCTACTGCATATTCTCAAACTGGTAGAGGTGGTTTAAAGCAGGGTAACAAGACTGGTAAATAAGTAGGTGCAGAGGTTTATAATAAACTTAAAGCTAAACAAGAAGAAATAGATAAGCAAAAAGAAGTACTAAAACCATTTAAAGAACAAGGTTTTACCCCTAAAGGTAAAACTGATGACTTGAATAAGCTTGAAAAACAAATGGTTGAACTTGATCCAAGAGATCAAAAAGAAATTAAAACTGAAAAG